TTTTAGGTCTTTACTTGATAGAGAATTTAATACAGATAAAATCAATCCGTTCTTAGTTACCACGTACTTTTTGGCAATCCACCCTGTAATATAGGCTAGGATATTTTGGTCTGTATCCCTTAGTAATTCATTAGTAATTGGAAGGTATCCTGCCCTTTTAATTAGCTTATAGCTTACTGGTGTAAACTTTGGATTGTCTATTTCTTGAATCTCTCCATATTCATCTACAACTTGAAAAGGAACCATATCTTCATCTTTTTCTAAGACCCTAGAACCTGATAGTGCATTTACCCTTTCACTTCTTACATGAACAGATAGATCATTCATAGTTCTCATTATCTTATTTATCTTTGTCTGTATATCTTCAGGTACTATAATCCCTAAGTCCCCATCTGTATCTGTAGTTATTCCACCTTCATGAACAGCTGATTTGTATTCACTAATAATGCTATAGTCATCTGCTGTAATTCTTTGTCTTCTTAGCCCTTTTAAAAATACTCTTTTGTATTCTGCTTCTAGATCCCTTTCTACATTATTTATTTGTGTTGCATCATCTAAATTAAAAGCTTCAGATGCTTCTAATTCCTGCTGCATTGACACTTTCTTTTGTAGTGCTCTTACTTCTTCCATCATATTTTCAGCTTCAGTTACCTTATCCTCAGCTATTAGATTTCTTACCTTCGCCTTCTTTTCTTCTAAGCTTTGAAGTAGTTCTCTTAATTCTTTACTCATAAATATTCATCCTCCTCAAATTAAAAAAGAGCCTAAAGCTCTAGTTCGATTAATAGTTTCTGTTTTATAGATTTTTGATTGTTTTCTTGCACATCATTATCTGGTTTTGGCTCTTGTATTAACGCTTTAGGTGTATTTCTATATCTCCCCAATACATCCATATCTACAGATGCAGCTATTTTCTTTTCCTCTTCTACCACATGACAAAATCCGTATTCTTCGCATTCCTTGGCAGTAAGCCATGTTTCATTATCCATAATCTCTATAATCTCATCTCTTGTTAACATGGATTGGTTTTCATAAGCTGCAATAAGGCTTTCCCTAATCTTATCTAAGTCCTCAGCTAATTTTCTAAAGTCAGCTGAATTACCCATTCCTATTGTCCAAGGGTTATGAATCATCATCATGGAGTTTTTAGGCATAAAAATAGTATTGCCTGCCATAGCTATGACTGAAGCAATACTAGCTGCGAGTCCATCAATATATACATTTTTCTGTGCCTTATGTCTTTTAAGGATTGAGTAAATAGTTTGACCTGCAAACACATCTCCACCAGGAGAGTTAATATATATATTAAGTGTGTCTATTTCCCCAAGATTATCTAAGTCAGCTTTAAACTCTTTAGGTGTTACTTCATCTCCCCACCAAGTTTCATTTGATATTTCACCGTATAGTGTCAGCTCCCCTTGGTTTTTATCTAAGGAATTAAAGTTCCAGAATTTCTTACTCTTTTTCCCTTTCAGTTCCATCACCACCTCTCATATACTGCTCTCCTGCCATTTCAATAGGCATCATGTTTCCATTTATAAGTAGCCTATCTCCACCTTCCTTGGTTTCTAATTCCTCTAGAGCTCTTACTTCATTGGCTGTCATAAAGCCTGATTGGATTGCAATTCTATAGCCTTCGTATCTTGTTTTAGGGTCAGCACGAAGTATAGCATTTACATTAAACTTAATATAGTAGCCTTCTTCTAACTCTCGCTGTGTAAATAATTTATATGTCAGTTCCTGCTCATATCCTGTTAATATATCCATCAAAGTATCTACATAAAATTCCCTTTGCTGATGCTCTACATTTGTGTGGGTTGCTCTATCTAAATCATTAAGTTGATGGTTCTTTACCCCAAAGGCTGCAGCTATTTGCTTTACTGTAAGTTGTGTGTTTTCTAAAAACTGGGCATCTGCCATGGTTAAACTTAAAGGCTGAAATTGATATCCTATAGGAAGGAGGGACACCCTGTTGGCATTTTTAAGTCCACTGGCCATCTGTTCAAATCTCTCTCTAAATACTCTTTGGGCCTCTGGGTTTAAATCTCCTATATAGTGAATAATTCCTTTGGTTTGAAGCCCAGTTTTAAAAGAGTTATTTAAATATTCACTGGCAGCTCCTGCATTTTCTATGGTGTTTTTAAGTTGATTTAATGGAGTCATACCTACAATCCCATCACTGGTTAGTCCTTTAAAATGTAGCATTTCGTCAGGGTCAATCCTGTACTTAGTTCCTTTGTTATCTGTATAGACATACCAAAGTCTACCTTTATGAGGAAGTAGTCCTATATCATCAATATATATTTCTACTTTAGAACTATCTAAGGGATATATTCCTGTAACATGACCTGCATTTCTTCCAACTGTTTCAAACTCTATCCAAGCATAAGCATTTCCATAGATATTTCTCTGAACTTCTAAAGCTTTAAAAAAATCCCTGGCACTCATCCACGGATTAGGTCTAATCTTTAAAATTGGGGTTAGATAATGTTCTGCCGCACTTTGCCTTCCATTATTATTTTTATATACCTTAGTAGGAAGTTTACCTATGCTATCAGCCAATATTCTAATACAGGAAAACACAGTTGCTTCCTTTAGTGCATTTTTACCTTTGTAATTAAGCTCGCTATTTTCAACTCCTAATATTTCTAAAAGCCTTCTATCGTTTAATTCCACAGTTTCAGCTTTAGGACTAAATATATTCTTTAACTTATTAAATACATTCAAATACCATCACCCCCTAACCCCAAAGTTTGTCTAGCATTTCCTCTGTTGAATACTCATTTAAGTCAAACTTACTTCCTTCATTTCTTATTGCTCTATCTAGGGCCATAATTAAAGCTACAGCACCGTCTATTTTTTCAGTGGATTTTTCCTTATCAGGCTTTATATTTCCAGCAGGATCGGTTCTTACATGAATATTATCCATCATCCAAGATAGTACTGGGTGTCCACCATGGGCTATTTTCTTTTCCAGTGTTAATTTCATAAGTTCCTTTGTAGGTGGGCTCATATCTTTGTACCCTTGCCCAAAGGGAACTACTGTAAATCCTGCACCTTCTAGGTTTTGAGTCATTTGCACAGCTCCCCATCTATCAAAAGCAATTTCTTTAATGTTATAGTCCTTCCATAGTTCTTCTATGAATTTCTCTATAAAGCCATAGTGTATAACATTCCCTTCGGTGGTTTGAAGGTAGCCTTGCTGTTTCCAAATATCATAAGGAACATGATCTCTTCTTACTCTTAAATCTAAATTCTCCTCTGGTATCCAAAAGTATGGAAGCACATAGTATTTATCATCACCTGGTATTGGAGGAAAAACTAAAACAAAAGCTGTTATATCGATGGAACTTGAAAGGTCAAGTCCACCATAACACTCTCTTCCTTTTAGTTTTTCAGGATTTACTTCAAATGAGCACTTATCCCATAAATGCATTGGCATCCATCTTACAGATTGCTTCACCCATTGATTAAGCCTTAGTTGCCTAAATAAGTTCTCTTCTGCTGGATTTTCCTTTGCACTTATAAAAGCCATCCTTACTTTTTCTATATCAATAGTATGGTCCAAGGATGGATTAGCTTTATACCAATTAGCTTCATCTGTCCAATCATCACTATCTTCAATTCCATAAATAACAGGGTAGAAGGTAGGATCATGCTTTTTGCCCCTTATTATATCATCTGCCTTTTGGTGAACTTCCCAGCAAATAGAATGCCTATCAGTTCCAGCAGTAGTAATTAAAAAGAAAAGTGGCTGCTTTCTCGCATCTCCACTTCCTTTGGTCATTACATCATAAAGTTGTCTATTAGGCTGGGCATGTAGTTCATCAAAAATTACTCCATGAACATTAAGCCCATGCTTTGTAAATGCTTCAGCAGATAGAACCTGATAAAAACTAGCTGTAGGCATATACACTAATCTCTTTTGAGATAGAATTGGTTTTATTCTTTTCTTTAAAGCAGGACATTGATCTACCATATCTACTGCTACATCAAATACGATAGAAGCCTGCTGCCTATCAGCTGCACATCCATAAACTTCAGCACCCCATTCTCCATCACCACAGGTAAGATATAGGGCTATAGCTGCAGCAAGTTCACTCTTCCCATTTTTCTTTGGAATTTCCACATAAGCTGTATTATATTTCCTATAACCATCTTCCTTTACAGTTCCAAATATATCTCGTATGATTTTATCTTGCCAAGGTAAAAGGTCGAAAGGAACTCCATGCCATACACCTTTGGTGTGTTTAAGGTTATTTATAAATTTCACTGCTCGTTCTGCTTTCTTTTCATCAAACATTATTTAACCCTCAGTAATTTTTCCATTGGATCATCGGTATCAGTCTCCGCTGTATTTACCTGAATTCTTGTACGAGCAGCAGGAGTAAGTCCAAATTCAGAACAGAAGTCTTTCATAACCTTTAGATATGTTTGAGCAATGGATACCTGTGGAACCTGTTGAATATATCCTGATGGAGTTTTAAAAATAGTGCCATGCTTTGATAGAAATTCCTCTGCTTCCTTCCATCTAGCATAAGCTTGACAGTATCCAGCAAAGGCTGCCATATCTACTTCAGTAAGTATTCCAATGGCCTCCATAGTTTTAGCCATTCGCTCCCATTCTTTCTTAGCTTCAGGCTCCAGCCATGACGGACATTCGGGAGCTTGTCTTTCAGGTTTTGGCTCATTTTCATTTAAAGGTCTTTTTCCAGGATTCCCTTCCAAGACCTTTAGTGCAGTTGGCTTAGGTTTTCTTCCTCGTGTCGCCATGCTATCACCTCCAATTTATAGTAAAGAAAAAAGGCCCTTATTTTAGGCCTTCCTTCTAATTTTTCTATCTTCCAATTCCTTTATAGTTTAAATTTCCTTTCTTTACTTCTTCCATTTCTCTATCTCTTGCTTTTTCATAATCCTTATCTTTAATTTCTTTCTCCTTGCATTCCATGCAGATGCAGTCTTCATTAAACATAGACATAATCCTTCCATTCTTTAAATCCTTACCGCATCTATCGCAGTACTTTTGGGTAAAAAACTTATCCATATAAAACGCCCCTTCCTGTTCGAAGATGATAAAACCCCTAGGGTAATTGCCCCATGACCTCTTTAAAAAGGCCTTACAGGGCAAGTGTGGGGCTTACTTTTTCCTCTTTGTGCTGATTTCAATGGCTTCATCAATGAAACTCAAATCAAATCCAGCACTTTTGTATCCTTCCTTTACAGTTCTTAAATAACTTTGACTTGGAGAATTTAAGTGAATCCTATCTTTAATCTTATTGGTCATAATGTAAACCATGGCAGTTACAATTTCTCCAGTTTCAAGTTCCACTGGTATATTTTCTTTGTAGTAAAAACTAGGATAGCCTTCATACCTATCAAGGGCTAGTTCATCTTTAGGCTCTACTTCCCATACAAGTACTGGCACTTTCCCACCTTTGCAGGGTTCAATGGTTAAGTAGGCATTTCCAGGTACACCTTTAAAAAGTAACCTGTAGCCATAAAGCATTCCCTTTCCATAAACCTTGGCAGTAGGACATCGGTAGCTCATTTGCTCTAGGTTAAGATTTGAACCATAAGCAACATATAGTCTTTTCATTTTGATTCATCCTTTCCAAAGGGCCCAATATTTCCCCACTACTTGGCCTGTGTGGCCTTTACTTTAAGTGAGGGAGTCCTTCTACCAGCTTAAGAGGGGTTTCCCCCTCTGTGGCTCTTGGGCCTGCCGCTATTTTTAGGTTTCTCTATGCGGCTCTTCGAAATCTCCAAGCTGCACTTCCTTCTAGGTGTTTGGTTAAGTGCTCCCTGCAGTTTTTGAATTCTTCTCCGATAAGTCCTATTCGGTTTAGCCAAGTTCTCATTGCAAACTTTGGATTTTCTAATTGTGGCTTTTTGGTGCTAGCACTCTTTTGGGTTAAGGCCTGGTTGTTTATGGCTAAGGCCAAAACAATGTAGCTTCTTATTTTTCCTGCATGAAGAGTTCCATTAAATCCCCTAAGTTCTACTGTTCCTACTCCGTTGAAAAAACTGTGAAGGTTTAGAAAATGATATCTGCTTTCATGGTAGTGTCTTTCCCTGCTGGAGCCGTAGCCTTTGTACCAAATGTCCTCAATTTCTTTGAAAGTTTTAGGTTTTTTCTTATTCATTCTTTCCACTAAATCTTTATCCATCTTCTTGCAGTAACGCATTCTTTCCCTTTCAATTTGTAGGCTTTCGTAAAGCAAATCGTTTCTAGCGTAGATGATGTTTACAAAGTTTCTTAAGCTTCTTGGTGTATGGTCTGCTCCATCTAGGTGTATGTGTATTCCTGCTGTTGAGTTTGGAAAACCTCCTGTCTTTCTGATTTTTCTTATTAGCTCCTGCAAAGTTTCAATGTCTTCTTTGTAGGTTAAGATTGGGCTTACTAGCTCTACGCTGTATTCTCTTCCTGCTGCAACCTTTTGCCCATTTACTTTTCTTTGG